CATCCATATTAATCCACTCAATGATTGTCCTCTGTCATTAATACCAATTTCTAAAGCAAAAAATGTAAACAAACTAAAAATAATAACAAGCGATTGAGGTGCCAAAATACTTTCTAAATTTTCAAATCCAGGAACCGTACATCCTTCATATACTCGCTTATATAGGGTATTTAGTGTACCATCATTTGATATCGCCTCTTGTATTTTTTGCGTTGTTCCTCCTGTAAAATATATGACCAACATACTCATAAGTTTATTCACGGTTACAGCGGCGATAGCGGTAACACTAGCGGCAGAAGCGCTATATTTTTGAGAAATGATATCGACCAAAATTCCAACAAGTACATACGTTACTGGAAGATACATCGCGAAAATATTAGCATATTGAAATGCCGGATAACCACCAGAATCATCCTTTAAAGCATAAATCAACCCGGCACCGACAGCAATAGCTCCAACTATACCAAAACCAACTTCAAGCGCTGTTACTGCTACTGATTTAGATGCTATATTTCCACCTGTAGATACACCGCCGTAATACGCAGCTCCTATAATTACAACGGCAACTAATGGAAGAACGTAGTATTTCCAATCCATATTACTTATTTCTGAGATACAAAATACTGCTAAACTACAAATGAGTGTTTATGGCTCTTCAAATACATTCCCGGCATCATGTTCGGTTCCAAACCAAAGCCCAATTAATTTATCACAATCGAGTGCTAAGCCATGTGATTTATTATGCGAGCTTGTCATTGACGATGTCATGGTTCCACAAGCAAATGTAGTTGTTGGCGATGAAGGACTTATTGTTGATAACGAAGCAGGTCTTGGTTCATGTAAGTTTAATGGTGAAGGTTACACATGTACTAAGATTGTTGTAAATCATCCAAGTCATCATACAATTGAAAACATTCAAGCCGATGCTGAGGTAATTGCGATTTTTACAAATCCAACTGGAAAAATGTTATGTGTGAGTTCTCTCGTACGAGCTAATTCTGCTCAAACTCCTTCTTCTCATTTTTTCAATTCATTTGTTGGATTTGGTGATTCAACTAAGGAATATACAACTATAAATTTAGGTGAAAATTGGGGAATTAATATGATGATTCCTCTTGCTGGTTCTTACTATGTATACGATGGTACTACAGTGTTTCCAGATTGTAAACCAACAAAATGGGTTGTTTTTAAAACTATGATCAATATTGATCCAAATGATTTTGCTAATTTAGTTAGAACAAATGCTCCCGGTTCTCGTTCAATTCAACTATTAGGCGATCGTGAAGTATTTTTTAATGATATCGCATCACTTCCAGGTGGACCAATGCCTCATGACAATAAAACATATATGCGATGTAAGAGACTTGGTAAAAAACAAGATGTAAAACCTGTTTCTGCTCCAAACTTAAGAGGTGAAAAGTCTTCACAACCGTCTGGTATTACAAAATTTATATCAGATATGTATACTCAAAATGAGGCAATGCAAGTGATTGATGTAATACTTTTAATTGGAGCAGTAGTATTGGGAGGATATGCTGCTTGGCAAATAAAAAATGCGGATTTTTTAGTGATGCCTGCTATTTATGCTGAATTGGCTGGTATTACGGTTCGTAGTTATTTGTTCTATTTTGGAAAACTATATTATGATTTAGTAATGTATATTTATAACAAAATAACAAATCCTGTAGCTACTGAAACAGCATTTTTTACAAAAAATATTACTAAAGCTTTGATTTAAGTACGTTCGTCCCAATATGTTTCGTTCAATTTCTTATCTTGCCAAACACTGGAATCTTCATCCGGTGTAGGAGGGCGATTGGCGATTTCTTCCATATCTTTCTCCTTGTGGCGCCTATTTTTAGTATAACTAACAACAGTCCAAACACTATCGGTTGGAACTTGTACATCTTCTTCTGGTTCAATAAAGTCGTCTTCTTCAACGTAATTATTTACACAATTGAACGTAGGTAGCACAAAATTATTATATGAGGCACTTTTTGACTTTTCAAATTCAGCCATATACTTTTCTTTTTCAGCTTTTTCCTGATTATCTTGACTCCACTCTTTTGCGAGATCGCTAAACTTTTTATCTCCTCCCCATACACGCTTATTGGTAGGGGCAGGAGATAATGCTGGAAAGTTATCTTCAGTTTTTTCAACACCTTTTTTACTATCTTCTTCCATTTTCTGGGCTTTAAGTAACTTGGCTTGTTCATCACGTTTCCATTGAGGAATCCACTTATTCTTTTGAGAGTCCATTTTATTATTGTTTTAACTATTATAGTGATATCGTAATCCGTTTTTACAAAAGAAAAACGGAAGTGAGTAAATTTATCAAAAGATATTCTAAAATGGTATACGCTATTTCTATTTCGCAAGAAGGAGTTGTTGGCGAAATACAAATACCACCAAAAACAGCAGATGTATTAGAATGGATACGCAAAAAGTATAAGAATCCGAGTTATCAATTTCAAGGAAACATTATTCATCCATTGAAAGATAAGTTTCAATTGAATATATTTGCTTCGATTGCTGACGAAGAAGACACTGTTAATCAACATCTTTTACCATCACCATTTGATGAAGAATCTTATACAGGAAATATTGTTATTCTTATGTCGGAAGACGACGAAGAAAAATATAAAGAGAAAGCTTCCGAATATACAAATTTACGATCAGACGATTATACTTTGCTTTATGAGGAATGGAATTTTAGTACTGAAGAAGATGAAGAGATAGACGAAGATGCTGAAGATAACGAAGAAGATGAAGAAGAGATTGAAGAAGCAGTTGTTGATGAAGATAATACTGTAAAACAAGCTTATCCTGTGAGACTTATTCAAACAAAATCAAAGAATGTATTTATTGACTGTAGTATTCGTGATGTTGTAATTAAAAACTTTCAAGAATTGGTTGGTGATGAACATATTGTAAAGGAACTTGAAGATTCAATTCTACATGCTGTAAGTGATGATTCAATTAAAGAAGGAATTGAAATTGATTGGGGAAATCGTATTTTCTGGAACATGTATAGAAATAGAGCAATTTCTCTATTTGAGAACTTACGTGGTTCGGATAGCTATGTACAAAATAGAGAGAATTGGTTAGAGAAACTTAAAAACAATGAAATTAGTCCTCGTAGTTTGGTAACTTTAACAGCAATTGAATTATGCCCATCGCGATGGAATGATGTAGTTAATAAAGTTATTGAAAGTGAGAAGAATTTGTACTCAAAGAGTGAAAGCGCATCTATTATTATGTGGTGTTCTGGTTGTAAAAAGAAGACTAAGTGTGACTATTATCAGCTACAGACTCGCTCTGCGGATGAGCCAATGACGACGTTTGTAACTTGTCTGGAATGTGATCGTCAATGGAAATTTTAATAGGAGGAACAGATCTGATATTAAATCGAGGACTCATTTCTTCACGATATACATGAATAGGTTCTAATCCATTTGTAATTTCTGGTTTTGAAATATTAGGTGTTGATTTATAAAATTTTTCACGAAATTTTAAAATAACCGAATCAGGTATTTGTGGACATGTTTCCATTAGACGATCGGATTGTTCTCTAATAACTTTTAACATATCTTTTGCTGCTATTCTTTCAGAACGAGGAAGTGATAATTCAATCATAATAAAACGATGTATTTTTGAATAAGTCATAGCAGCAGATTTATGTGCTTCTGATCTTTTACCCCAACTAAAGTAACTTGAAACTGTATTCAGTACGCCAACTGTCAACGATACACAACCAATAATAAGACTTGCTGTATTAACTACTCCTGGAAACATCGAAGGTGATCCAATTGATGCCGATCCCGAAATAGTTGAAAGCAAAATAGTTGGCAGTGTTATATATGTATCCATGGTAGTATACTGCTTTTGTGAATTATTATGAAGCCATGAATAACATAACGCACGTTCACCTTCTTGAGAAAGAATCAATTCCAGCTGCGAATTCCAGGATACCGAATTGATTGTTTCGTCCATATTTTTAAACACATGAATTTTCATACAAATTGATGTAAATATACAATGGACGAAATTCGACAAACTATTAAAGACTGGATCACCGAAGATGAAGAAGAACGTAAGCTTAGACAACAACTTAAAGAAATACATAAGAAAAAAATTGAAAAATCAGCAGCAATTCTTGAATTCATGAAAGCAAATGAGGTTGACAACTTTGCTATTGAAGGTAATGGTGTTGGTAACATTAGCAGAAGTGTTCGTACATCACGTCCTCCATTAAAAAGATCTCAAATTCGTACACAACTTTTACTTCAGTTCGCCGATCAACCGCAACGTGTAGCTGAAGCTCTTCGTGCGATTGAAGGAATACCAGAAGGTGATGATATGTCTGTAGGAGGAACACAACGTGAATTACTTGTTAGACATGTACCTCGCGCTAAGAAGACTGTTACATTAGACAATTCGTAAAGCATCTTTTGCTGCTAATTGTTCTGCTTGTTTTTTAGTAGACGCAGTTCCTACACCAATATGGTTACCATTTTTATCTAAAACAGCCATTGTATATGAATTTGCGTTTGATGATACAATTCCATATGTAGGTGTATGATGAAATTTTGCTTGATAAAACTTTTGTAATTGTTCTTTAAAATTTCTATTATTTCTTAATATTTCTGGAATATCAATATATGTTTCTATTAAACTAACTACAAATGATGAAACAATTTGAAAATCATTTTTTGAATCTAACCAAAGTGCTCCAATAAATGCCTCTAAAATATCCGATAACTTTTTAGAATTTATTCTTCCACCACAATTCTCTTCATTGTGTCTTGATATAATGTAAAATTTATCAAGACCCAATTTTTGACTGAGTTCTCCAAGCTTTTCATTACATACAATTTCTTTCTTCAAATCTGTAAGAAATCCTTCATTTTCATCTGGATATCTACGAAATAAATAAGTTGAAACAGCTGCTCCTAAAATTGTATCACCCAAATGTTCCAAACGTTCATAAGATTCTTCAAACAAGTTTAAACAATTTTTTGGACAATCTGTAAGCTCAGTTTCTTCACCTGTAGGTGTTGTATATTTTGATTTCTTTACATAGGATGAATGAACCATAGCAGTCTGAAACAGACTGGTATTTTTCACGGTAAAATCTGTCTTATGGTTTAAAAGAATACCTTGAATGTCACGTTTTGAAAAGAGACGGTTGTTTGTATTATAAGGATTGTAGAACATCATTATTTAGAAGTTCTATGCTTTTTTCTCCTTAGAGTCCGTTTTTTACGACCACCAGAAACTGGGGCAAGTTGAGGTTCTACTTTCGCAACAATTTCACGCCATTTTTGAGAAACTTCAATATATCTTACAGGATATTTATCCTTAAGAGTTGCTAAACCACTGGTCATAGCTTCAATAATTTTATCTTTAGAATGTTCTACAGCTTCAGGAAAAAATTCTTCCGCCTTATCTATTATATTTTTAACATGATCTTTTACCTCTGGGGCAATTTCTTCCAATCTTTCTAAAATACCAAGCACAACTGCTGATGCTGCCATTATTATATAGAATGTTTTTACTCCGGAACAATTCGTGTAATCGCAAACTCATCAGAAAGTAAAGTTGACTTTTTATTAGCTATTATATAATTGTAACAGTCAGTTGATGATGTATTACCTGATGAACTAAAGTAACTATCTAACATAGCTTTTAGTTCCTTTTGTGAAATAGACCAAGGTTTTGACCATGTTCGAGGACGTTGAATTCTAATTGTTGATCCATCATCTTCAATCTTTAACTTATTAAAATCCTTAAATTGATCTTCCTTTAGAATATCAACCATTAGAAGTTCAACACCTTTACGGGCATCACGTGTTTCATAGACACGTGTATTTAACTGTCTTAGTTCATTATCATATGTACGATAGTCACGTGTTAGCTCGCGAAGTTTATCAATTTGACACTGCTGCATTTTTAATAAAATTTAAATTTCCCAGAACAAAATCCGTTTTTGATAATAAGGGATGTCATTCAATACAGATGAGATAGAAAATTTGAGAAATGTGTATAATAAAGAACATCCAACTGAAGAACCAATCGAAAAAGATCAACCAACAAAAGTATGGAGCGAATTAAAAAAACGCCTTCATTCACATTGTAATTCTGGAACGCCTGAATGTATTATAACGTCGATGATGACGAAACCAGTTGCTCCAAATTCATGGGTAACGAATCCGGAACAATGGTTATCTTCTGATGAAATTGAACAGTTGGAAAAACAATATATGAAAGTTTTTTCAAATTATTTATTTGTTGGCGCGTTTCCTATCGATTTTGATAAAAGAAGCAAAACAGGTGAGTGTTTAATTAGTTCATTATGTTCGATGAATATTCGTTCATTGTATAATCAAGGTAAGACTCAAATAGGAATTATTTTTAATACAGATGTAAGCACTGGACCCGGACAACATTGGATAGCTATATTTTGCGACATTAGACCCGAATTAGAATTTCCTCGTATTACATATTTTGACTCATATGCTGAGAAACCTGAAAAGGAGATAGAAGTACTAATGAAACGATGGAAACAACAATGGGATGAAACAAAAATACATTCAAAGCCAATGATTATGTCTTATAATAAAACGCGCCATCAATATCAAGATTCGGAATGTGGTATGTATTGTTTATATTTTCATTACTGTTGTTTACTTAATATTTCAATGGATCAACGAATTCCTGATGATGTTGTTAGAGGGTTACGAGGATTGTTATTTCGTGTTGGAACTAAATAATGGAGTCATCAGTTTTAGATAGCTTGAAATCATATATTCCGGAAGGATCTAACTTGATGTATATGATCGCATTTGTTGTTGGAGCTATAATTGTATTTGTTGTTTCAACTACTGTTTATCATGCTGTTACACCTTCAGGGACAAAGGCACAGATAACAGCAGCTTCAACTTTTACAGCTTATGAAAAGGTAACAAAATTGGCACCTCTCGGATGTCCAACAACACCTATTAACATGAGATTATGTGATTATTATATGGCTTCATCGTCATATTCTCTTTATCCAGGAGCTAAAGTTTATGATTATATTTCAGACTCTATTTTGCCTTTAGTGGTAAAAGCTGGACCAAGACTTGTTGAATTAGATATTTACGATGATGGAAATGGTAAACCAGTCGTAGGTCTTAAGAATCAAAAATTAGGAACTGATTATGCTTACAATACAGTTCCATTTGAAGCATGTTGTGTATCTATAGCTAATACTGCGTTTAATAGTGTAACGTGTCCAGTTGCGTCTGATCCGTTTATTCTAAGTTTGGTATTCCATACGAATAAGACAACTACAATTAACGCATGTGCTGAAATTTTAAAGACAACCTGTAGATCCTTTATGTTAGATAGTTCTTACAGTTATCAGCGTAAAAACTTAGCTGTTGAACCTATTTGTAATCTTCAAAGAAAGCTAATTATTGTAAGCGGTGGAAACATGAAAGGAAGTCTAATTGAAGAATTAGTTAATCTTTCATGGTCAACATCACATTTGAGAAGATTGACATATATGGAAGCATCACAAACTTATGATCATGATGAACTTATTAAACACAATCGTAATTCAATTACTATGGTTGTTCCAGATATTAGTTCTGATTTAACAAACTATAATCCTCAAATATTATTTACGTACGGTTGTCAATGGATTATGATGAACTATGGTTCTGTAGATAGTATGATGGAGCTTTATATTGGTGAATTTCAAGAAAATAGTTTAGTACTCAAACCAGAGGCACTTCGAGAGCTTGTTCCTAAAAAATATAAGACACCGGTTGAACCTGATCCTAAAGTATCGTTTCAACCTATGCAAAAAATTTCACCAATCTATAACGTGACTGTATAAAAACTCTCTCATACAATACAAAAATGGCAAATAAGTGGCTTTCTCACGTCAAGAAAACGATGAAGACGATGAAGTCAAAGGGTACCTACAAGAAGGGAGATGGACTCAAGAAAGTAATTATGGAGGCCAAGAAGTCCTACAAGAAGCATGGTGGTGAAGAATCTGAATCTGATGAAGAAACTCCAGTTGTTGAAGGCGGAAAGAAGAAGAATCGCAAAACGCGCCGTCGTCGCCAGCATTAAAAAATTCGGTATGCTTAACATATAAAGACAAATGGGTGGTGGTTTATTACAACTCGTTGCCTGTGGCGCTCAAGACGCATATTTAAGTGGAAATCCGCAAATTACGTTCTGGAAAGGTCTATTTAAGCGTCATACAAACTTCGCGATGGAGCCATTCCGTATCAATTTCTCAGGACAGCCTAACTGGGGTACCAAGCAAAGTGCTATTATTGGTCGACATGCTGATCTACTTTATTCAACATATGTCGAAGTAGTCCTTGCCGCAGGTAGTTACAATAGTGATAAAGGTCGTTTAGGTTACAATTTAATTAAGTATGCTGAGTTAGAAATTGGTGGTCAACAAATTGATCGCCTTTATGGTGAATGGATGTTTTTATGGGATTCATTGACATATGATTCTAATAAATCATCAACAGCTTATTATATGGTTGGACTTGGCGCTGGTATTGGGGCGGTTTCACTAAGCGATCCTACACAATGTAATGCAGGAAATGGAAGACCTTCTCTTCCTAATGTTGTGTATATTCCTCTAGAGTTTTTCTATACTCGCAACCCAGGAGCGGCATTGCCATTGATTGCACTTCAATACCATGAAGTAAAAATTAATATTTTGTGGAATGCTCCTAGTCTCATCTCTGGAACTGCGGCACCTTCTGTTCCAGCACCAGTTCAGGCAGCTATCTACATTGACTATATTTATCTAGACACCGAAGAGCGTCGCCGTATGGCACAGGAAAGTCACGAATACTTGATTGAACAAACTCAATTTAATGAAGATAAAGGTATCTCTTCATACAACAACCGTATTGATCTAACATTCAATCACCCTGTCAAAGAACTTGTATGGGTGGTACAGAAAGAAGGCTATACAAATTGTAAATTGAGCAATGGACGTCTAAAACCTTTCACATATGATCAACTTGCAGTCTACAAACAATCTTTACAGATTAACGGTCAGGATCGTGTAGATGCCCGTTATGGTGATTATTTTAATAAGGTTCAATCATATCAACATCATTCAGGTTATATAGCAGGACAACCAGATATATATCTATACTCATTCGCTCTTCGCCCTGAAGAGCACCAGCCTTCCGGTACATGTAACTTTTCACGCATTGACACGGCAACTCTTGTTATACAAATGAGTGGTGATGCAAATGTAGATGAAAGTACAGATAACACGTGGAATGTTCGTGTCTATGCGTTGAATTACAACATTCTTCGTATCATGAGTGGTATGGCCGGACTAGCATACAGCAACTAAAAAATATAAATTAAGTTTAGTTTTACCATTCCATAAGAACATCTTCCATCTTACATTGACCTGTATCATCTTCTTGGGTAACTGCGATATTAGCAGCTTTCAAATCTGAATCGAATACTGACATATCTTCTTCAGCTCCTTCAGGTAGCTTAGTTTCATCTACAAGAATATCTACAAATCCAGTACCACAAGGGGGTTTCTGACCGAACATAATGTTTGCAGACACACCCTTCATCTTATCAAAATCAGCAGAGATAGCCGCATCAAATAGAATTTGAGATGTTTCTTCAAATGAAGACTTAGCAAGAACACCATTATTGCTTTTCTTCATACCAAATCGATCAACGGTTACCATATAGCCCGGATATGTCATTGTATCAACTAATGTAATCATGTGATGGTAGTTAACATATTCAGTTGTAAAGACTTCCATAAATTCACGATAAAGTGCTAAACGAGCTGTTTCAATACCAAAGATATCTAAAATTTCATGAAGATCATTTGAGAAAGAACGTAGTGAATCAACACCATCAATTGTAGCAAGATCTAACAAATTAGTACCATCTACATCAAGAACAATTTGTTTCATTGGAACATAACCTCCAACCTTTTCGTCATAAATTAGTTCTTTATTGTTATCACGACGATATACACGATCAATTCCAGCTACACCTGTAAGAACTGTATCAAGTAGCTTTTCTTCTATGAAACGAAGAGATAGAGAATTCTTTACAGTATCAGGTAAGAACACAATACGCATGGCAAGTTTATCTGGTGAATTTGTATCGGTATAGACACATTCGAATACATGTAGAACTTTATTATTGCTAATTTTAGTGGCAATCATATTCATATCCATAACACCTCTTGCTGCCATTTGTGTTCTGTCAATTTCAAGACGAATAATCCAAGGCGAATTACAGCTTGACTGATTACTTACCGAGAAACGTTGATATGTCTCAAGCATTTGGCGATCTTCTTCAACTGAAGAATTCTTTGATGAAGGATCTGGATCATAATAGATACGAACAGATTTTGTAATATCTCTTAATGTCGTCTTCTGAATTTCTTTAGTTTTGTTAAATAGAGCATTCTCTGACATAGCAATATCCGGACGAAGATAAATTACGTTACTTGGGTTCTTTGGATTGTGTGAAACAGATAGAAGTTCAACAATTCTTGGAACACCTTGCGTGGCATTTGCCTTAGCGGTTCCTGCTGAATGGAAAGTATTCAATGTAAGCTGTGTAGTAGGTTCTCCAATCGATTGAGCAGCTAATGTTCCAACCATTTCTCCAGCATGTACCTTTGATTTCATGTACTTAAATCGAATATCCTTAAGTATTTCATCAAATATAGACTTTGTAAAACGCATAACAATAATTGATTTTTTAGGAGCAAGATAGTATCGAAGTAGAATATGGAATAAGTAATTTGGTTTAATCATTGGTTCTTCAGTTAGTCTTTTAAGCTCCGATACAACGTACGATGGAGTTAGATCAGTTTTTACAGCATATTGATTGGTATATTTTGAAAGAAGACGCTTCAAATGTACAGGAGCCGATACATCTGTATTTTTAACATATCTGAATACGTCACGAACAAGTATATCGCGATCTAAAATAATTTGTTCCATTAAATCATCAATTTCTGTACCTGGATCTGTATTCATAACTGCTTTGAAGTCATCGACAGATGCTGCGAATTCTTTATAAAGCTGTTCCATGCTTGAAATTGCTAGGTCAATGGGTTGTTTCTCAACTGAAATACTATCTACACCATCTCCACCATAAACAAACTGATAAATTGATCCATTAATGTTTCGAACAGTTCCATCATATTCGATATGAATATCTTCCATCATCTTGACCAATTTACGTTGAATATAACCTGAATCAGATGTCTTAACAGCTGTATCAATCAAACCTTCTCGTCCACCCATAGCATGAAAGAAGAATTCAGCTGGACGTAGACCTGAAATAAAGCTATTCTCTACAAATCCACGAGATTCAATACCATGATCGTATCGAGAAAAGTGTGGAAGTGTTCGATCTTGTAGAGTATATTTAATACGCTGTCCTGCTACCATTTGCTGACCAAGCAAAGCCATCATTTGGGTAATGTTCAAGTTAGATCCCTTAGCCTTTGATTTTACCATTTGAACCATTCGGTTATCTTTAGGAAGACTGTTTTCAACCTTCTCTTCAATCTTTGAGTTAATTTCTTTCAAGGCATTCATAATACGATTTTCAAGTTCAGCACCATTTGAACGACCGCTAATATTTACGAATGTACCTGCGTGAACACTTGAAATAATATCCGCAACCTTTTGACGACCTTCTAAAAGAGTTTTATTTACAAATTCATAGGTTTCTGTATTTGCGATTAGATCAGCAGCACCTACTGAAAATCCTGAATACAAATTATATTTAGTTACAATTCCTTGTACATCGTTAATAAATTCACCAGCACGTTGTGGGCTAAAATCATTATAGAGAACATGAATGATACCTTCAGATGCCTTTCCAAATGCGTCTTTTCCAAGCTCTCCCTTTATGAATGTACCATTTTCAACCTTAATACTGGAATTAAAGCTTACAATTGGAAATACATTTGTCATAATTTCGTGACCTGTAAGAGGACTATTCTTGCGTACATATGCGTTCAAAGGACGTCTCATACGAGCTAATAAGTTCATAGCTACATATTCTGGAACACGTACATTAGGCTGTGTAATACGATAAGATCCAGTTAGTGTATCCTGAAAGATTTGAATAATTGGAGAATTTGTACGAGGACTGATAATTTGACGAAGCACCGAGGCAAGATATTTGAGTTCCATAGCTGCTGGAATCGATTGAGGAACGTGCATATTCATTTCATCACCATCAAAATCAGCATTATAAGGACGAGTAGCTGAAACGTTTAATCGAAATGTTGAATAGGGTAGAACACGAATACGGTGACATTCCATCGAAGCCTTGTGTAGTGACGGTTGTCGATTAAAGAGAACAACATCTCCGTCAATTAAATGACGATGAACAACGTCTCCATTTTTCAAATCAATAAGTGATGTATTCATGTATTTCAAATGAACTGTTCTCTTTTCGTCTACGAAATAAACAGATTTTGCTCCAGGATAAAGTGAACAACCGTTACGAACATATGTCATCAGACGATCACGATTAAAATTTGTAACCATTTCTGGAAATGTTAAATTCATTGCGATTTCTTCAGGAACACCTAGTTCATCCAAATCAATATTGGCATCTGGAGTAATAACTGATCTGGCAGAGAAATCAACACGCTTACCCATCAAGTTTCCTCTAACACGACCATTCTTTGCTCCAAGTCTTGATTTAAGTGTCTTTAGAGGACGACCTGATCTCTGAGCAGCAGGTGGTAATCCTTTGATATCATTATCTACATAAGTGGCTACATCAAATTGAAGAAGTTCAGTATACTTGTCAATAATATCAGCAGAATCACCCTTATCTATTTTGTCTCGCAAACGTTGATTATTTCGAACGATATCAATTAATTTATGTGTTAAATCATCTTCCATTCGTTGATTATCTTCCATCACAACTGATGGTCTAACTGTCAAAGGTGGAACAAGAAGAACTGTACAAATCATCCATTCTGGTCTGCTAAATTTTGGATTAAATCCAATAAGTTCAATATGACGCTCAGTTATACGCTGAAAGCAACGTAGAACCATTTCACATTGTAAAACGATTGGTTCTGATTCTTTTTCATATGTATGAGCTTGAAGTTTAGCTACCTTTCCTTCCATTTTATCAACCTTCTTAATGGCAGGAGACTTACAAATAGAACAAATCGATGAATCTTTTAGTTTTGATTTGTATGAAGTTGTTTCTTCTCGAACACTATTGAATCGACTAATTCCTGTAGAAACTTCGGCAATTCTTTCAAGATCATCATCAGGTAAATATGGGTTTGAACAATTGATACAAACGATTCCTAAAATTTTCTGAATTTGTTCAATAAATTGGTAAAGGTAAACAGGACGAGCTAAACGAATATGACCAAAATGTCCAGGACATAGCAAGTTAGTTTGCTTACATGTTGGACAAATCTTACCATTTTCGATAACACCAAAACGTGAATCAAAGACACCTCCTGACACAGGTTGATTTACCGAGTATGTTTTATCTGTGATCACTTCAATCACACTTTTTGAAACAATTTCTTCGGGGTTGGCTATACCAAATTGAACGCCAATAATAGTATCACCCATTCTTGTTATTTATAAGCATTATCTCTATATTAGTCCGTTTTCAGCGAAGCAAAATATTAAAGTATACAATAAAATGAAAAAATTTGGAATACAACCACGAATTCCTATTAAAGTTCCAGATATTGCCCCCGATGCTGAGCCAGCAATCACTACAACCGAAACTGAGACTGTAGTGACTATACCAGAAGCTGAGACTGTAGTGACTATACCAGAAGCTGAGACTGTTGTCGCTACACATCAATGTCCAACATGTAGTCAATTATTTGCTATTCTTAAAACTTCTTCGAAACTTCCAATGTAAGTTTCCAAAATTCATCATCATTTATGATAGCTCTAACAAGTGCCTTTGGAAACTTTTCTTCTAAACCTTCAGTCCATAAGTCAAATTCGGGGCCGAGTCTTTGGCTGAATTTGTCTTTATTTTTTATTTTTAAAAGTTTGTTACGTGGAATCAGTTGCTGAAATATAGTCTCAACAAACTGTTGAGTCATATACGGATTTTCACTTTCATCTTTCAATTCGCGAACTTTTTTATTCCACTCTTCCATTACAAAGAATGAAGCTAAAAACTATTAGAAAATCCCACAAGAAGGAGAAGAAGTGGGATGCTGTATTTGAAAAAGATGGTAAGGAAAAGATTGTACCCTTCGGCCAACGTGGGTTTTCAGACTATACAAAACATAAGGATAAAACTCGTAAACAACGCTATTTGAAACGTCATTCAGGAATGGGTGAACATTGGCAAAAACCTGATACTCCTGGAGCATTAAGCAAATGGATTTTGTGGAACAAACCGTCATTTAAGGCTTCTGTTGCGGATTTCAAAAAACGATTTAATTTATAACTTTTGAACAATTACTTGAACAAAATCATTATTCTTTGATAAAATTTTGATCTTTGACGCATACTCATCCAAAAACATATCAATACCTTTCATTGTTTGCGACCATGTATAATAATAATCGTCAAATACAATATATCCACCTGATTTCACTTTATCAAACGCCATCTTTCCGTCTTGATATACATACTTTGTTTCGTGGTTTCCATCTACAAAAATCAAATCAAAAAAATCATTTTCAAAAGTAGGAACAATATCTTCCGATAATCCACGTTTAACTATAAATTTTTCAAAATTTCCAGACTTCTGAATATTTTTGTTAAATGTAAGCCAACCTTTTTGTTGTTGTCCTTTATATTCAGGATACTCGTCATAATCCATCCAAGGATCTACACAGTAAATTTTAGAATTAGGATCATTACAATATGAATTTGATATATGAATTGCATTTCCACCATCCGAAACTCCAATTTCTAAATAATTTATAGGACCATTGAAAAATGGAATAAATGGAGACCAATTTACTCCGGGATTTTTGTAATAATAACGCCCTTCAAAATTAGGTAATTCTAAAATTGGCGTTGGTCTTCTAAATGATAAAACATAACTCATTTATATATCTTCAATTACTAAAATATTATGAAATATTCACATGAGTTACACCTCTATCATTTAGCGGTAACACTATGGTGAAGAAATCTTTCCATTCTAATGTTTTATTACTTTCAAAATATAGCTTGGCAACACGATTAAATGACTGAATATATAAGAACATAACGGTTCCGATTACAATAGGATACCAGGTTTCCATTATGTCATAATGTGAATCAAAAAGGGGCTTTTATACGTAAAATTCCTAAAAACGGATTTGAGTATTTCTACATCAATAACAATCAAAAAAGTACAAAATGTCAAATATTACTAAGATGAGTTCAAAGCGAGTTGATATGTTGAAGACGTCCATGGATGCGAATGATCGTACCACGGACGAGACTTCCATGAAGCGCCACATAAAGAGTTTTAAGGATTTTGTTAACAATGTCGATGATTTCGACGATAAAAAGATTGAAGCGTACTGTAGAGAGTACTGTGGAAATGATGATAACTTCGAGGAGATCGAGGTTGTAGAGAAGCCTAAGAGGACGCTCAGTGATGAGCAGAAGGCAAAGATGAAGGCAGGTCGTGAAAAGGCCAAGGCTGAACGTGAAGCTGCAGTCGCAGCAGGAGAAGAAAAGAAGCCCAAGGCACGAGTTGCTAAGGCTTAAATAAAAACAAAATAAAAATTATTTTTTGATTCGCAAAACGGATCTAAAAAAATCAAATTTTTGTATAATGACCACTGGGACATTTTGTGATCTGGCTTTAAGCTTAAAAGATTATAATGGTGTTCACCGAAGACGAAAACGAACAAGAGATTTATTACACGATGATGGAGATAGCTGAACTTAACGAGCTTCAAAAAGACATTGAAGAGAGTTCAGAGTATTTCAATGACGATAATTCTGAAGAACTCTTCGGAGGCATCTATTGCCGTATGGAAGACTTATGCCTTCCACGTGATAAACACGTACCGAGACGTAGTAATGCGTTTGTCAGTATTGCTAAATGTCGCGAAGAGAGATCTATGTATGATCTTATTGACATTGCAACAAAGAAGAACATGTTGATAAATAGAATTGAACAACTAAGCCTAGTTTATTGGATTTGGGGAACGAAAGACAGAAAATACAAAAATAAAATAAATCGATACAGTTCTGGTTTTAAAAAGAGTATTCTTAAACAAGCTATTAATGTCTTAGGAAAGAAGAAGATTATTGATATTGAAGAAATTAAAGAAGATATAAAAATTTTAAAGGAAATTGAAGCTGAAGAATACGAAGAGTATCAGAGAGAAATTGAATACGAAGATTCACTACTAATTGATGAAGATAGTGCAGCATATTAAAAAACAAAATAAAAACTTATTAAACTAAAAAACAAAAGAAAAAAACAGTTACTGGTTACCTACAAAACCTTTTTTGATTTATCTTGAAAAACGGATTTGAGTATTTTTAACCTAACTGTTACCAAACAATCAAAATGGCAACTAACATTCAGCAGCTTATCACTAATCTCGAGGAGACTATTGCGTACTTAAAGACACAGCTTCCCAAGGAGGAAGTTGTTGTTAAGACAGACAAGAAGAAGACGGCAGCTAAAAAGGAACCCGTTGAAAAGAAGACGGATGGCAAGGCAAAGAATCTAAGTCGATTCACACCTGCCATGAAGACAGAACTTACAAAGGTTCTAAAAGCTCACAACGTTGAGCTAACAGAAGAGCTTCGCAAGAAGTTTATTGATCACATCAATGGACTTGAAGCTGAAGATTACACAAAGGTAAATCTTACAACACATATGGAACAATTCGCAAAAGAGAATAGTACCGAAGAAGAGGCTGAACCAGAGAAGGCAGCAGCAACAGTATCTCCATTTGTTGGACACGACAGTCCACCAAATTTAGAAGCCATGAGCAACGCAAATGGCTATAATTTATCTCAACTAATAACTTACATAAGTACTGATAAGTTGAATGAATTAAAGAAGACAGATACTCTCAAGTCGCTTAACAACGGAAATTACTGGCATGCCAAAACTGGTATGTGGATTTTGGAGAATGGTGATGAAGACATTGACGAAATTGAGTTTGAAGGAACTACATATGGTGTAAATAAAGTCAACAAGCGTGTTTACGAAAGTGTTGACGATAAGGATGTATTTGTAGGATTTATTGGAATTGGAAAGTTTAAGAAAATGAAGGTTTAAGTATATAAATTACGCCAAATTTCTTTCTCTTTTTTATCAATATCTGTCAGTAATATACTAGCAACTTTTTGCGTGATTGTAAGCGGAAATGCGAGTTTCATATAAAAACAATATTCTTTCATACTTTCATCATCTGCTACACGTAACATATTTAATCGCGTCATCATTGTTTCAACAGTTCTGATAAGATTACGAACACCTTTTTCATCAGTCGAATGATCTAAAATTAATAGAGTTATAGCAGTGTCGTCTAAAATAACTTCACCAGGTTTAAATTTTAAACGATTAACAATTTGTGGCCAAATATATTCTTTGAGAATTACACGTTTATCAGTTTCATTATATCCTCCACAATTAATTACATTCATACGATCTCGTAAAATAGGATGAACTTTATCAATATCATTAAATGAAAATACAAATAAGCATTGAGATACATCGAAATCAATTCCTGAAAAATAACGATCATGAAACTGTGTATTCTGTGAACGATCAGTTAAATGAATTAACATGCTTATAATTTCTTCTCCATGTGGAGTTGTTGAAACCTTATCAAGTTCATCAAAGTACAAAACAGGATTCATTGATCTGGCATGCATTAAACATTCTACAATACGTCCCCACATAGAACCTTCATAAGTATACGAGTGACCGATAAAATTAGAAATATCTGAAGCTCCTCCAAGTGAAAAGAATTCAAATGGACGTTGTAAAACTTCTGCGATAGCATTACGAGCAAATGATGTTTTACCAACACCCATAGGACCTTGTAAGGCAATTACGTTTCCAACTGAATCTGGGTTAACAATCCATTGTGAAATTGTTTGTAAAATTTGAGTCTTAGCAGGAACCATACCGTACACTGATTTATTCATGTTTTTGCGAGCAGTTGTGATAAATTCTGTACATTTGGAAACACCGTCTTCAAGTTTTACAGGCAGAGGAATTGTTTTACCGAATGGTACTTTAAGAAATCCATCTACCCATGTTTTTAGTTTATACGATTCACCACTATCTGCTGGCATTTCTGAAAGAGCCATGATTTTCTTGATTACGGTTGATTTAGTGTAGTCTGAGATAGGAAGATTTAGTATCTTAAATTTATACGGAATAATACCGTCATCAAGAACAAGTGTAGATATACGTTTCATGACATCTAATAAATCTTTTTTCTGAGTTTTTGGTAACAAATTATAATATGATTGTTCATTTGGGGTTAGCTTAAGTGGCATGCCTGGTTCTTTTTTTGATTTTTTTGCCTTTGATCGAGTTTCTGTAAAAATACCTGATGATCTATATCTACGTGGTTCTTCATCTTCAGTTAATTCAATTTCTTCATCTTCCTCTTCCGAGTCTTCGGGTTCGGCTGCTTCGTGGATATGAATGTTTAAATAAATAGGCGCTTGTTGTTCTACAGCCGGCAATTCATTTTGAAGCGTATCATCGTCCACCCACGTCGTATCGGAATCAGAATCAATTTTTTTATGTTTTTTGGGAAGTGGTTTTCCATCATCCGATAGATCAGCAGAACACTTACGATCACGAGCATTTTCTCGCGACTTTCGTTTGGCCATCCTTGCTTTTTAACAGAAAGAAATCCTCCATACTTTTTCATAGTAAATACTAATGGATAATTCAATTGAAAAGGCTGCTAGCATAGCACAAGATCAAATTGATAAAGAAAATGCAAGTGACCCTATTATAATTCGTGCGCTTGATATCGTTCGTAAATTTATTCAATCAAATCGCGTAATGTGTTACGGTGGGACGGCGATCAATAATCTTCTTCCAAAAGAAGAACAATTTTACGACCCTGAGAAGGATATTCCAGATTACGATTTCTTTTCAAGTACACCTCAAATACATGCTATGGAAATCGCAGATAAACTTACAGATGCTGGATTTAAAAGCGTTGAAGTGAAACCAGGTGTTCATTTAGGAACATTCAAAGTTTTTTCAGATTACATAGGAGTTGCCGATGTTTCTCACTTAGATAAACCAATTTTTAATACACTTTGGAAAAATAGTATTGAAAAAGATGGAATTCATTATGTTCCGCCAAATTTTTTGAGAATGTCTGTTTATTTAGAATTATCACGACCACGTGGTGATGTAACTCGTTGGAAGAAAGTGTATACAAGATTACAATTGCTAAATAAATATTATCCAATGACATGTCCTAAAGATCAAGGTGATATGAGTGAACTTTATATGTCAAGTGAAACGAAAGAATCTCTCGAAACAATTTTGATTAAACAGAGTGCTATTTTGCTTGGATTTAACGGAATGAGTCTACAGAAGAAAGGATCACCTACAAGATGGCAATTACCTTTAGATGTTCTTGTAACTCCTGAAATAATTGAAAAAACAAGTGAAATGTTTGAAGCTGTTTTGAACAAAAAAGGAAGTGTTGAAGTTAAAAAGTTTCCTCCTTATGGAGAGCTTCTTCCTTCTCACATAGATATTGAAGATAAGAAATCGGGCATTGTATTGATTCGATTATATGAAACAAGTGCTTGCCACAGTTATCATAAAACAGCAGGTGGATTATACGTTGCCAGTATTCCTACACTATTACAGTTCTTTTTATCTGTTATTTATGGTCCTGATCATTTTCTCGAAGATATTCCGGAACAGCGTTTCTTATGTGCTGCTCAAAATTTGGTTGAACTAGCAAATGAAAGGTCAAATTCAAGACGTTATCGTTTATTGACTCCAATTACCTGTATAGGAAAACAGAAATCATTAATTGATATGCGTGTTGAAAAATCAGAACTGTACGAAAAAGTTGGAAAAAATAGATCATCGCCAGAGTTTTTAGAATACTTTTTTACATATACACCTACATCAATGAATAAAACACGTCGTCAAAAATTCCGTAAAGAAACAACCAAGACGCTCAGGAGCCACCAAATGTAGCTCCAATAGGTATAGTGGCGTAGGCACCATTTTGACTGAAAGTACCACCGCTACAAGATCCACATTTTAGTTTACCATATAAATATGATAATCTAAATTGATTACCAAACAATAACCATTTATGTTCACTATGACCAGGTTGAATAACACTTGATGCTTTATTTTCTCTATAAATAGCTTGTTCACGTATTTGACGCGTAAGATCGGATGAATCGCGAAGTGGTACTGGTCCCAACTTTGTGCTACCAGATACATATCCGGCATATGTTGCAGTATTCAAAGATTGAGAACTCATTTGTTTATACAAAAGTAAGAATGTTGAAGCGAAAGACCTTTTTAGGAATTTTACTTCCAATTTTATTGCTATGGCTCGCTTACGTAGTTATGAATCGTATGGGTATTATTAGGGAACATTTAGCAAATGCGGCTCCTTCTAAAGTTGAAGAGGAACTTGCGAAAACAAACGCAAAGATAGATGCTCTTACTAAGAAGTTTGATGATGCCAATAAACAGATGTCGGCACAAGCCGATCAAGCTGCTGCCGCTCGTGCCAGTTTAGCTACTATTAAAAAATCATAAATCTTCATCTACCAATCCACCAGCTAATATCAAAATAAGGAGGCATGGGTCCTGTAGAATCCGATGGATCTGCTTTAGGAGGATTTGACATCAAGGCAGGGATATCAGATGGTTTTAAGAAATAATTGTAGTAGATTAAGTTTGCCAATTTGCCTTCGAACCCTCCGTTTATACCTGTATGTACCGTTCCACTGTTCTGACGAGGAACTTGAACAATTGAATGATGAGTGTGAAGAACACCGTTGATATAAACATCCACTGACTTTTGTTCAACTACAATTGCCACATGAATCCATTTTTTTGCCGGGATATTTGATATGGGTACTATTTCAGTTGCTCCATATGTATCTAATTTAACAAGCAGTGTATTCGTATTTCCATCAATCAAAAGAGAAGGGCAAGAAGATGACAAATCAGCTGGTCCTTTTGTAAAGATAACCTTTTGTACTCCTGGTCGGTATGCGAAATTATCAATTCTTACCCAACATGAATATGAAAATGTTATACCTTGATCTTGATTAAGCGAAACGGGCAACGCTACATTGCTATCAAAAGTAGACTTGCCATCTAAAATTGTACTTTGAATTACTGTCTGACCTGGTGAGGCAAATGTAAATGTCTCTCGCAAAGAAGAGAAGACAATAAATACAACAATACCCAATAATCCAAATAGAATGTACTTATTCATTATAATCTAAAAACGAATTTTTGTTCTACAAACTTGAAACCGATAAAGATGAATATATTTGTTTTGTCGTTAGATCCTTATGAAGCTGCTCAATTACACTGTGATAAACATGTTGTTAAAATGATCATTGAATCTGCTCAAATGCTTTACTCTGCTCACTGGGTTTTGGAGAGTCCACTTCCACCCAATGCGTACAAAAAGACTCATGTGAATCATCCATGTTCAAAATGGATAAGAGAAAGTATTGAAAATTATTTATGGTTATGTACTCTTGCTAAGGAATTATGCCAAGAGTACAAATTTAGGTATGGAGAACATAAAACTCATAAAACTGAAGCACATATTGATTGGTTAACTGAAAATCATCCAATCAATATACCTATTCGAGAGTTCACAATTCCTCCACAGGCTATGCCAGATGAATATAAACATGAAGATGTAGTTACAGCTTATAAACAATTTTATAGAGATTCGAAAATGAAAGAACGAAATATAGTTACTTATAAAAAACGATCATTTCCAGACTTTCTTTTAAGTATTTAAAACGTATATTCTTGAATCTTTTTACCTACTGTATCATAGACTCCAAACTTTACAGAATATCCAGTTGCGTTACTGGCAGCTGTGGGTCCTGTAGAACTCTTACAACTTGTTCCAGCAGCATAAAAGCTTGACGCATCTGAAGGAGTTAACATACGAGAATAATGTGTGAAACCACAAAGTGATCCTGAAAATCCACCATTTCCTGCTAGAGTAATATCACCAGAAGCAGGTTTTGGAACACCAGGTAGGAAACAAGATTTAACAAGTTTTCCATCAATATAGATATCTAAATTACGCTCAAAAACTGTCATTGAAATTGAGAACCAATCTTGTAGAGGAAGATTTGGAACTTCGCAAATAAAGACATCATCTGTTGATCCAGAATGGCCAGCAGGTGCCGGTTGTGTCTTTGATGAACTACCTGAATCATCAGGGAATATAGAAACTGATACACGAAGAGTATTATCTGTAGGATGGAGAGAAACACTAGGATTTAAAATTTGACTATTTGTAGGATCTTCTCGAATAAGAACTTGTTTGTCTTTTCCATAACCGTAGTTCCAATCTTTAATAAACATCCACCACTGCATACCATATGCGCCACTACTTCCACTAGATAATGGAGCACTTGTAGATTTTACAACTGAAGAAACTGTGGCATCGAGCATACTTGAAACCAATGTACCTGTACTACCACTTCCGCCAAATAGAGAACTATACCAACTTGATGACACAGGTGCTGTAGCTTTTTGAGTACTAGGAGGTACAGTTGAAGGTCCGCTAGCTGTACCTGGATTTGAAGAAGGTGAAATTGTAACTGTGGCACTATCATCTGTTATGGAATATGTATAATTTGTGTCTGAATTCGAAAATTGATAATTTAAAATGATTGGATTAGGAAGTGCTGTTCCTGAAACTGGTCCTTCTGCTGCTAAAGTCTTTGATACAGATGGCGGAACTGTCAGAGTATCGCCTTTAATATTTGAAGAAACTAAAGTAGTTAGATCCTTTCCACTTTGTGTAGCAGAATGTAGCAAAAGGTTGGAAGGAGCTGGTGGTGCGATATTTGAAATTCCAAAAAATGTAGTAACAACACCTAGTTTGAACAAAACGTAATAAATAAGAAATCCAATACCAGTTAATACCACCAGTGAACCAAGACTCCATATACCAGTTGTTAGCAATGAAACTTCAGAACCTAATTGTCCAAGCTGTTCAGATGCCTGTTTTGCTGTTGCCTGAGCTGCTTGAGTTGCCTGATCGAGTGCCGACTGAACATATTCGGCACTAAATTGAGCCTTTGAATAATCGGGGGCAAATACAGGACTTTCTATTTCTGGTTTAGAAGTTGTTCCTCCCATTTGTATCAATCCAGTAGTAAAAAACGGATGAATTCTTCAATGGCGCATGAGTAAGCAATGTATTGTAACAACTGTGGTGAAAAGGGACACGTCTTTAAAGGATGTAAAGAGCCGATTATATCATGTGGATTGATTCTTTTGCGTGGTATTTATGAACCATTGGTGTTTCCAGAAAACCCAAAAAATGTAAGTGCTTTGATGGTAAGGCGAAAAGATAGCATGTGCTATACAGAATTTCTAAGAGGCAAATATAATTTAGCAGATATTTCATATGTTAAAAAACTCCTTTCGAATATGACCATAGCAGAACAGAAACGAATAAAGGAAGACGAGTTTGATACTCTTTGGACATCATTGTGGGGGCCAGGCAAAGATATTCATTCAATGGAATATGAACTTTCAAAAGAAAAGTTTAACAATCTAAATCGTGTTGAATTAATTACATCGTCTCCTTCTGTTTATACTGAACCTGAATGGGGATTTCCTAAAGGTCGTAGGGCAAGAGGAGAAGCTGATTTAGATTGCGCTATTCGAGAGTTTAGTGAAGAAACTAATATACCGTCAAATTCATATTCTATATCTCCTAATTTACAATTCACTGAAACCTTTTCGGGAACGAATAATGTAAAATATAAGCATATCTATTTCGTTGCCAAGTTGGTCAAATCAGAAGATATTAACTTGAAGCAAGGATTCACATCTATGCAAGAGAAGGAAATTTCTGCCATTGCCTGGAAAACGCTTGCCGAATCAAGGGCAATTACACGACCTCACTATATCGAACGTAAAAATTTAATTAATACGATTGAAAAGACAATTCAAACTCTTGTAGAAAAGTAATGGACTGGACAAACTTAGGGTTATCTGCACTAGCTGTTTTCGGATTTTTATATGTTATAGGATTCGCTATTTCCATACTGTCTAGTGTTATGCAGTGTGGAAAAACAAGTATGATCGAAAGCTCGGTTGAAGCACTTCAATGGGCTGCTGCTCCATCAATTGTTTACATCATTGCGTCTTACTTTCCAATCATTAGGAATTCATTTAAGATGTATAATTCAAACATAATTGCCATTGGATTTTTGATGATGTTAACAACATGGCCTATGACGGTAATTATTGTAAATAATACAGAACGAGCAGTATGTGTACCAAGTACATCAGAAATGACTGCTTTCAAAACAAAACTATTAGCTGAACTCAAACAGAAACAAGAAGCAGAGGAAAAGAATAAAAATGTATCTGTTCTTAAAAAGTAATGGGACGTACACGGCGTCAGTTAAAAAAAGGTACGATACGTCGTATTGGTCGCGGAAGAATGGAAGTTTTGTTTCCTAAAAAGTCAGGTGTTGATTATTCAAAATTAAAAATGACTCCTGAAGGAGAATATAGTATCACAAAACGCAAAGATGGTGATCTATTGTTTGCTCATATGAAAAGTATGATTAAGGGAATAAAGAATAAAACAATTACAGATTTGACAGGAAATGTTGGTGGTGATACAATTTTATTTGGAATTCATTTCAAAACCGTAAAATCAATTGAAATGAATCCTGAAAATTTTGATGCTTTAAAAAATAACGTTGAAGTTTTTGGATTGAAAAATGTTGAACTTTATCTAGGTGACTCTACAAAAATATATAATTGGAAGACAGATGTTCTCTATTTAGATCCTCCTTGGGGTGGACCAGAGTATAAAATAAATAAAGTGTTAGATCTTTACTTAGGCGATGAACGAGTCGAGCTATTACTACACCGTGTGTTACAAGAACAATGGAAACCTGATTATATTTTTATGAAGCTTCCTTCTAATTATAATTTTGATCGTTTAAAAGATTTGCCTGTAACTAAAATGAAAAAGTTTAAAATTAGAGGATTTGTTATTATTGGAATGTCTGTTGTATAATATAATGGATACGATACTGTATAGAAGATCGAAATTACTTGTAAAAACAATCCCTAAAGACACACTATTGTTTAGAATTGTTAGTCAACCTGAAGATGATCTTAGAGGAGTATCAATTGGTGATGGAAAACGTTGTTTAACTCCTAATTATAACGTATTTTTTCACCCTAACCCATTTATGGGATCATTAGCATTAAAAGGTCATATACAAAATAAACAAAAATTAATTCATGTTTATAAAATTAAAGATGATATTAAAGTTTTATGGTTAATAAATCCATCAAATTATTCAAGAAGAACAAAAAATAGTAAATCAATGTTTATAAAACGATGTTCTACTGTTAAAAAAGGATGCTTACCTAAAGAAGGAAGAGAATACGATCCATGTGTAAGTAAGACAATAATAGATAAATATCCAGATGTAGTTGGTATGATTGCAATATCGGTAGGTGATACAAGACAACTAAAAAAAGGTCTTAATAAAACACAGAGATTACAACGATATTTTAAATTTGCTAAAGATTCAAGAGGAATAAGTGGTGTACCAGAACTTATATTACATCCGCTTAAAAAAAGACCTTCAGAAGATTTATTAATTAAAAATTCTGATGAGCTTGAAAATAACTATGAAGAAATAGCTAAATTTGATAGATTTAACTACAACCAGTTAGAAGAATTTATGAATAAACATGCTCGATATAATCCAGAAACGTATTTCTTTAATTATAAATTATAATCCAAAATATAGACTACACTCATGTAAGAAACCACAGCAAATATGAACATCCACCACCAGATAGGAAAGACAGTTGCTTCTTTATCTTTGGTTCCGAAGGGTCGGACTCGACCTTCAGTACCGAATGCGATTGCCGGTTTGATGTATAAGAATCCAGCTACAAGAAAGAGATAAATAACAAGCATCCACAGTTTAGGCGATTTACGGATAGTTCCCTCCATTATCAATTCCTCCCCAAAAATAAGTAGAGGATGTATGTGCTCCCGAATCGAAAAGCGTTCTCAGATTCAATTACTCGAATTTTCTTGAAGTATCGGAAAGCTAATTTAGATCCTTTGGATACAGCCAACTCCGAGGAGGATATGTGTAAGCGCCAGGGTGACATGTCTAAAAACAGTTCTGAGCTGTTTGAATATCAGAAGATAGTGAGAGACTATCTCTTGCTTGAGTCACCCTATCGTGGACTATTATTGTACCATGGTCTTGGTTCTGGTAAAACATGTTCTTCAATAGCAGTGGCTGAATCTCTTTTGAATACCAAAAAGGTTTTTGTTTTGTTACCTGCGTCACTACAAGATAACTATCGTGGAGAAATTCGCAAGTGTGGTGATCCAATTTATAAACATGAACAATTTTGGGAAATGCGTGGATTGAATGATGATACACGTAAACAAGCTATTGGTATGGGTATTTCAGAACAATTTTTAGATACACATGGTAAATTTTTTGTAAACGTCAGTGGACGTCCTTCAAATTATAATACACTCACACAACCGGATACAAAACTAATTGATAAACAAATTGATGACATACTAAATCAACGTTTTACATTTATTAACTATAACGGTATCGATAAATCAAATTTTGATAAAATATTTCCACCAGATCAGCCACATATGTTTGATAATACAGTTGTAATTATTGATGAAGCTCATAACTTTGTTGGATACGCATCTAAAGAGCTTGAGCTTAAAACGAAGGTTTACAATATGATTTATAAAGCAAAAGACTGTAAGGTTGTATGTCTGTCTGGAACACCTGTTGTAAATCGACCTAATGAAATTTCATACTTAATGAATTTATTGCGTGGTCCTATTGAACGTGTTACCATTCCAACAGAATCTGCTATTTCATGGGATGAATCTTTAATGACAGCTTATTTCCGTCGTATGAAAGATGTTGATACGATTGAATACAATTCGGTCAAACGAACGATCATGTTAACACGTAATCCACCTCATTTTGAAAGTGTTTATAATGAAAAGAATGAACGTATTGCTGTAAAATACAATAAAGATTTTGATCAAGAGCCTAACATTAAAAAATGGGTAACTGAATGGAGAACAAAGTTTGAATCAGAATTCGCAGGAATTGAATTAGCAAAAGAAGATAAATATATTACAGAAGAACTTGAATGTCTTCCTACCAAATTTGAAGACTTTATGAATACATTTGTAGATGGTTTGAGTATTAAAAATGCTCTTATGTTTCAAAAGCGTATACAAGGCCTTGTTTCATACTTTAAAGGTGCTGATGAAAGACTTCTTCCGAAACGTATTGATGAAGAAAATACATTGGTAAAAGTTCCTATGTCTGATCAACAATTTTTGCGATATTTGGAAACACGTTGGATTGAAATTCAAAGCGAGGCAAAGAAATCTCGTGGAGCAGATATGAATGAAAACTATGGATCATATCGTATGACATCACGTATTGTTTGTAACTACGCAGTGCCATCTGAACTAAGACCAACTAAAGAAGAAATAAAAGATGAAGAAGGTAAAGATTTTAAACCTGAAATATTGGAAAAATTAAAAGCCGAACCTAAACGATTTCTTTCAGATGAAGGTCTCGCTATTTTTTCACCTAAAATGTTACGTATGTTACAAGATTTGAGGAAAAATATTGGAGAAAAAGGTAACTATCGTAATCAATTTGTTTATTCACAGTATCGTGTATTAGAAGGTCTTGGTATATTTAGTGCTATTTTAGAAGCAAATGGATTTCAAGAATACAAATTAATTAAAAAGCAAGGATTATGGGAGGAAGATCCAGATATGAAGAAAGGTGTTCCTGCTTATGCTTTATTCGTAGGAGGTAGTGGAGAAAAGGATGAGGAATTACGTGAACTATATCGTCAAATTTTTAATGAAGAAACTAACAATTTACCACAATCTTTGAAAGATTCAATTAAAGAAAAACGATTATGTGTTTTGTTAGTATCTTCTGCTGGTGCTGAAGGTATTACTTTGCGAAATGTACGTAATGTTCTTATTATGGAATCTTATTGGAATCCTGCTCGTATTGAACAAGTTATTGGTCGAGCTATTCGTATATGTTCACATGCTTCATTGGAAGTTCCGGAACGAACTGTTGATGTAAAGATGTATCTAACTGTCTTTACTGAAGATCAAACGGTAACAGGAGAAGGACCAAACGTTGTTCTCATTAGACGCAATGATATGATTCTTAAACGCTATGAAGGAGGTGAACCACGTACTTCTTTTATGAGCAGTGATGAATTTTTGTATGAAGTTGCCTATCAAAAAGGACGAATTATTAAGAACATATCTTTGCTATTGAAGCAAGCTGCCATTGACTGTGAAATTCACCGTAAGCTCCACGCAAGAGAAACACCAGTCATTCAGTGTATGAGATTTGATACTACAGCAACAACAGATGATTTAGCATTTAATCCATCCTATAAATCTGATGAAAAAGATACACTTTATTTGAGAAATATTGTTCGCAAAAAGAGGCGTCTACAACGTGTTCTGTTGAAAAATACATTAATTATTTTAGATCCTGATACAAATGAAATATTTGACGCTCCTGCTTTTGAAGACACAGGTCGTCTTATAAGACTTGGTATATTTATTCCACCCAACCAGATACAATTTTTTACTGCCGGAAGTTTTGTACCGAAATAGATAATGTTGTTTCCAATATTAGCTGCTTTGGTTGCTATAACTCTCTTTTATGGAGAACGTTCTAGTGTTCCACAAAAGTTTGAACAAGACTTGCCACAATTACTGGTTCCACAATCAACCGGAAAAGAACGACAGATTGTTTCGATGACCAGAGACGCCTCGATGTTTACAGAGAGATCAAGACGGACTGCTATTATGGCCGTTCATAGTTGTAATGGTTCAACTAGCAAACCAATTCGAGAATCAAATAAGACAGCTGGATTCACAAATGGAGTTGTTGAAGCTTATATGTTAAGCTCTATCTGTAATATTGCCGCTTTAGAACAACCTGTAGTTCCACCTATTTGTATTACAACTATATACGATGGTGGATTTCCATATGATGATTTCCAGGATATATTAGATGGCGATGATCCTGGAATAGATGATCCTATATATGATATTTATTATGATGGTGGTGGACCAACATCAAATTTTGTAACTGTTTTTGATGGTCTTGATCCTCTTTCAGATGTAATGGATATTTTATATAGTCGTCTCAGCAATATACCAACCTTAGATGGTGGAAACCCAAATACAAATTTATGCTGAGTTTACAAATGAGTACAACGGAGGTAAAATTTCAACTCCGGAGAGGTACATCTTCTCAATGGACATCTGTTAATCCGGTATTGAGACAAGGTGAACCTGGAATTGAAACAGACACAAATAGATTAAAATTTGGTGATGGAACTACAGCGTGGTCATCATTGCCTTATGTTTTTATGAATGGTCCAAGTGGAGCTACCGGTCCATCAGGTCCTACAGGTCCTACAGGAGTTAGTGGAGCAACAGGAGCTAGTGGTGTAACAGGTCCTACTGGTGCTTCAGGAGTTACAGGACCAACAGGAGCTTCGGGAGTAGCTGGACCAACAGGGGCTAGTGGTGTAACAGGTCCTACAGGAGCTAGTGGTGTAACAGGACCTACCGGAGCTTCAGGTCCTACAGGAGCTTCAGGAGTTACAGGTCCTACAGGAGCTTCAGGAGTTACAGGTCCTACTGGAGCTAGTGGTGTAACAGGTCCAACGGGAGCTTCAGGAGTTACAGGTCCTACAGGCGCAAGTGGTGTAATGGGACCTACAGGAGCTTCGGGTCCTACAGGAGCTTCAGGAGTTACAGGTCCTACAGGCGCAAGTGGTGTAATGGGACCTACAGGAGCTTCGGGTCCTACAGGAGCTTCAGGAGTTACAGGACCTACAGGAGCTAGTGGTGTAACAGGACCAACAGGAGCTTCAGGAGTTACTGGTCCTACTGGAGCTAGTGGTGTAACAGGACCTACAGGGGCTAGTGGTGTAATGGGACCTACAGGATCTTCAGGAGTTACTGGTCCTACAGGGGCTAGTGGTGTAACAGGTCCTACTGGTGCTTCAGGAGTTACAGGACCAACAGGAGCTTCAGGAGTTACTGGTCCAACGGGAGCTTCAGGAGTTACTGGTCCAACGGGAGCTAGTGGTGTAACAGGTCCTACTGGAGCTTCAGGAGTTACAGGACCTACAGGAGCTTCAGGAGTTACAGGACCTACTGGAGCTTCAGGAGTTACAGGACCTACAGGGGCTAGTGGTGTAACAGGTCCTACAGGAGCTTCAGGAGTTACAGGACCTACTGGAGCTTCAGGAGTTACTGGTCCAACGGGAGCTAGTGGTGTAACAGGACCTACCGGAGCTTCAGGAGTTACAGGACCTACTGGCGCTTCAGGAGTAGCAGGACCTACTGGAGCTTCAGGAGTTACAGGACCAACAGGAGCTTCA